TGACCGTCCGCTTCACACCCTTCTTCACAGCAAAGATCAGGATCGTCATGATGTCCTGATGTGTGATGTCGCTCGCTTTTAGAGTCAATAGTTCGGGGTGAGGTTCTCTGATCCAACACTTGAAGAGTGAGCGGACATCCTGTTCCGACGGCTTCCCCTCAGCCTTCAGGTAGTCCACATAATTGTCGAGCAGTTGTTCGAATGTCCCCGTCGTCGCTTTACGCAAACGCTGATTATTCGCACTGTTCTGTGCTTTTACGTGCTCGCGTATAGCGGTTACCCCCGTAGCATGTTGGCTCGCCAATCTGCCGGCCTCCTCGGTCGCCTTCTGCAGCGTCAGACCTCTGACACCCTTTTCATCGTAACGCCCGAGCAACAGCGCCACCCGCTTGCCGTTGTCATGGTAGCGAAAATAGATCGCGATCTCCCCGTCGGTCAGGGAGCGGAACGCCAATGTCCCGTGACCATGACTCACCTTCCTGGAGAGCCACTTACCTGGTGTCTTTGACAGGGCTATTAACCCACGTGCCGTGATGGTGCTCACATACCTCCTGGTTGCCGAACGGTTGCCGTTTTGCAGAGGATTGTACCGAACGTTACAGAACGTTGCAGAACAATAATGCACAGTAAAACATTGGCTTATAAAATATACCGAATCTTACCGGACCATACCGAATACATATTCCTATGACTTCGAAGCCGAGGGTAACAGGTTCGAGTCCTGTCGGGCGTGCCAGTAAAATCAATGGGTTACAGCAGATTTCCCCAAAAGCAGTTTAACCAGTTGGAATTTGGTTGCCGAATGGTTGCCGTTTGGAAAAACGTGGTCTGGCTACAAGATATTGAGGGGGGTAGTGGGGTGCATGGTGCAACAAATGGTGGGTTTACCTGTAAATTGACTTATCGACGTAGACGGGCATGATTAACTGCTCGCTGCAATCCGCGCGGCCTGCCAAGCTGCAACCACATCTTCCGGCCACGCGACCGCACGGCCATCATCGGTCAGCTTGATCGGTGCGGGAAACGCCTTCACCTTGATCCACTCATGGAGAGTGGTGTTGCTGATCCCGATCAGATCCAGTACGTCCTTCTTGCGCAAAAAGCGTTTAAGCGTTGGCATGGTGGCATCCTCAACTCATTAGTACCGCGTCCTCTAAATACGTCACCAATTTTAGAGGACGTGGTATTAGTCACTTCCCCTCATTAAGCGTTGATCATCTCTTCAAACACCGTTTCGAGTACGTCTTGGTGATAAGCGTTAACCAGGCCCCAGCGCGGATCGCTGACCTTGTCGATGAAGCAGCCGCGTTCTCTCGACAGCGCGTTCGCCCGCGTGTTGACCTGCGCCGCTTCACTGAGGCTGAGATGCGCGGTGATGCCGCGATGGTAGGCGTAAGCAAAGACGGTGTAGAACCGTGAGCCCTCTTCAAATGCCGCCATCTTGGCTTCGTAGCGCTTGGTCGAGTCTTCCATCACCGCTTCGTTGCGCTTGATCGTGTCTTGCAGCGCGGCTATCACTGCTTCGTAGCGCTTGATCGTGTCTTCCATCACGGCTATCACCGCTTCGTAGCGCTTGGCCATGTCTTCCAGCGCGGCTTCGTAACGCTTCGCCATGTCTTCCAACGCGACTTCGTAGCGCTTGGCCGTGTCTTCCAGCACGGCAAGGCGGCGCTCATTCTCAACCGTCAGACCGCTTATTTGATGCAGTGCCACGGGCAGCGCTTTTGCGGGTTGCAAGAGGCGCTTCTCGCATTCGATGAAATATCGCCGGGCTTCTTTCCCTTTGGGTGTTCTCTCAACCATCGAAAGTTCTTTGGCCATGTCGAGAGAGATAAAATAGTCGATCGTTGGGGGACTATAGATAGAATTATCTATAGTAATAAAATCAATGCCTTCAGAAAAATCGTACTGTTGAATCCTTGCCCTTATCCAATGCGAAAATTGCTGTTTGCTCCCCAGAAAAGCATGCAGCTCTCTCGCGTTAACCGTCTTAATCGTTTCTTCGCCGATCAGGGTCCTGCCGACCTTGATCAGTTCGTCCATGTCATCGCCTAAGTTGTCGATTGCCGCTTCCCCGCCCGCCTCTCCCGCTGCGGACAGCACGTTCCGGGGCGTGCGCATCGCGTCATAAGCGCGTATCACCTTCAGATGAAACGCCGGGGAAATCCACAGGGCGTAGGCATGGATCAATTCCCTGGCGGCGAAGTTGCCAATTACTGGATTTAATTGGATAGCTTTAATCTGCGTAATCTCTACTTCATTAATCAATTCGATCGTTTGCTGCGTCCGCAACCAATTTGATGGCTTGTGGCGAACTTCGCCCCCGCTCGCCCGATACAGATCGTGCAGGCAAAAACGTCCTTCAGCGTCTTGCTGAATGACAACATTAGCAACGGTTAACTCGGTCATGCGGTTTTCTCCTAAGTTGGTGATTGCCCTTCCATGCCCCGCCCCGCCCTCCGGCGGAAACAAGTCCGGCCGCAGTGCGCGCAGTTGGTAGGCGCGCAGCTCGGACACATTTTCTTTCCACAGATAGACAGCGTGCCGCGTCACGCCAAGCAGCTTGGCGAGCGCCTTGACGCTGCCCATTTGTTGAATCGCGAATGATTTTTTCATGCCTGCCACCCCGCCTTATGCACCACCATGAGCGCCGCCCGCCAATCCACGCTGAGTGAGTCGAGCGCGTCCAGCGGATGCGCCGCATGGGCTGGCAGCCAGTCCATCTTGTTGTGCAGGAACGCGACGATGATGCGCTCGCCGCTGCTTAATACGCCGACCGACGCGGGATTACTTTCCGCTTGCTGGGCGAGTGCTATGCAGCGCTTAACGTGTTCATTGAGTTCCATGGCCTGCCTCCCGCTCATCGACATATTGGAATCCCGGCACGACCACCTGCGTCATTTGTTCAAGGATCGCGACATAGCGGCGCAAGTCGGCTTCCAGGGGGAAGCGGGCGCGCACCGCGTTGAGGATGTCCTCATAGGTATTGACCGAGCCGACGGTCATCGTCTGGCTCATCTTGCGCGCCACCCGTTCGTGATAAGTGCTCATAGGCGCACCGCCGCGCGTAGTCCCTGGGCGTAGGCGTGGCCGGCGACGCGCGCCGCCTCCACGGTGGCTTGCGGGTGCAGGCAATGCCAGACCAGCGCCGCCTGGAAGGCTTTTTCGGCGATGCCGGGCAGCTCGCTATCCGCCTGATCGGCGAGCGGCGCCATGGCGCTTTGCCACGCCTCCACCGGCACATACACCGCGGCGGCCTTGTGTTCCAGTTTGACGGTCTCGGCGTGCTGTTCGAGATACGCCAATTTGCCGACCAGGGTACGAATGATCCCGGCCGCTTCCATCAGCCGCGCCTGCTGGCCTTGCGGCTGGCTCGCCTCGGCTGCATCACACCAGCACAAAACATTCACCTCCATCGGTTGCTCCTCTCTCGTTGAACCCGTGACCCATCGTCACGCCTTCTTTTCCCAAAACGCGCATGCCGGCGCTCGCGCTCGGATGTCGGTTGCAGCGCCGTTCGTCCATGCCGCCCGCATGCGTCCGCACTTGTGGTAATCGCGAGCGTTGCCGCGCAGCACGACATCGTGTTGGCAGGTGCGGCAGCGTTCGCCTTTCGGACCGCTGCCTGGGCTAGCGGCATAGAGGCCGGGCGCCAGCACAATTTCCTCGCCGAATAGATCAGGCATCCGATATAAAGTCCGCATCCGGCGTGATGAACACGTCGCCGGCGATGAAGTGGTCAACCGGGCCACCGCATTTTTGCCAATAGAGTTCGGTCGCTTTTTGATTGAGTGGTTTGCCGTCAATCAAGCCCGTGTCATCAATAATCATTACATGCACGCCATCTGCTAGGTTGACGGTATCAATCCATTCGCAGCCGATGTGCTTACAGATTTCGTGCATGCTTACGGGGGCCTCAAAATCGGTTTCGTCGCCATTCACGCGGATTAGTTTTCGCATCGGCTTACGTCCGTTCCACGCCGCGCCACACGTAATCGCCTTTGTCTTCCTTGATTGCCGGCTCAGTGTCCTTGCAGGCGCAATTCATGCCGACAAACTGGTCAGCGACTGGCCGCCAGAAGTTGCGCACCACGCCGCTGGGTACGTGGTTGTCTTCCTCGGCTTCGATCAAATCGAATTGCCCCAATACCCATAGCGCTTCGGCAGTCGAGCAGCGCACCGGCGCCGGTGCTCGCGCCGGCCTGCGGCTGATCGACACATGGTATTCAGGGCCGCGGTCTATGCCGTCTGTGTCTTTGGCCACTTCCACCGCCGATATGACCTTAAGGCCGCTGTCGTGCTTCCACCATTCGCCGTCATAGCCAAGGGTGACCGCTTCCGGAACAGGGTACGGGCCAGACCAGCCGGTTCCGCTGGGTCTACGCGGTTTGATGATTGCGGTCATGCGTTTCCTCTCTCTATAGTGGCTAAAGCGCTTGTTGTCCTACGTCGAATGGCTCGCATTGCATTCTTCGCGTCGCGGTCGATTTGTGCATGCACGCGCCGAAGTAACCACGTTAGCTCTAAATGAGCAAAGGAGGGCTCCGGACGAGGGAATGGATTTTCAACCACACGACCGTTTTCGTCGTAAAACGCCATTGCAATTCCTTTAGCCAGCAAAGTGCTTATTGAAAATCCGTTCGACGATGATCACCTGCTTGTCGCTCAAGGTGCCGGTGATGTCGCCGTCTCGGGTTTGCTCGACCACGCTGGTGACGAACAGATTTTCCCAATCGTTCAGGTCGGTGGTGTCGATGAGCCCGGACAATTGCTTGATCATCGCGCCTAGACTTTTCATGCTTGCTTGTGGCTGTCGATGAGCGGTTTCAAGAACAGGCAATCCTGCGCGTTCAGCGCGGCGCTGGCGTTGCCGACGCGCAGCAGCGCGCCGTTGTCAGTCAGGCGAATCTCGACATCCGCCCACGGCGCTTCGGCGCACAGTCCGAAGGCGACGACCAGCAGCCCTTCATTGCTGAAGTAAAACATCAGTTCTCGGGTGCGGAAATCAAAATGCCGGGTTGTGCTGGCGACGTTCATTGCGCTAGCACCAGACAATCGCATCGAGCGGAATCAGCCGCGATTCCAGTATCGTGCAAGGCTGGTGCGGCGGGACGTGTTGCCTAACGGACATAAAGCACGGCACGTAACGTCCGTATTGGCGCTGGAATATGCCTACGGACAAATTGATCCACGTGGTAATCATTGCTTAGTTCGGGGTCAATTGCTGAATGGCGGTGTGCTTGAATTGGCTGCGCACCTGGGTACTAAAAAACTTGCCCACCGATTCAGCTTGCGCAAAGCTGGCGGCGACTTCCGCCGGCACCTCATGGTAGTGGTACAGCCCGCCGTTGCTGAACTGCACCGCCAGGGTACGCGATGCGGGATCGTAGCCGTGGGCGGCGATGTTGCTCGATTTGCAGACGGTCATTGGTATCGTGGGCGCGCTCATGATGGTTGCTCCTTTGGATGGTTACGGGTTGCCGTAGTACACCGGGAAGCCGGTCTGCTCCTTGATGGTCTTGATCAGGTCGCTGGTCGCGTCCTGCAACACCAGGTCCGGGCGCACCAGTTCGTACCAGAAGCTCAGCTTGCCGCTGTTGTGCTTGTACTTCAGCCGCGCCGCCAGCTGGTACGCCGCGCCGTTGAAAAACGGCGCCAGTCCGAGGGTAAAGCGCTGGAAGACTTCCATGCGTTTCACCGTCGCGTCGTCTTCCTTGTCGACGTAGCTGAAAGCCACGGTGCCGCTTTGCAGCCGGGTCGATGATTTGATGATGACTTCCTGCTTGGCTTCGAAGTCCAGCGCCATGGCCAGCATTTGCGCGCCGCTGGGCATGCCGGCGACGCTGGCGATATCCTTGACGTTGTCCTCCAGAAACTTGGCGAAGTCGGCTTGCGTCATGGGCTTGCCATCACTCTTCATCCAGGTCAGCCACTCGACGCTTTTGGCCGGGGTGTACACGGTGCGGTAATCGCGCCAGTGGGCTTTTTCTTCCTCGTGGTCGTTCAATACCGCGGTGAAGCTGACCTTGCCTTCGATGACGTCGACGGCGGCGTAGATGCGGCAGGAGGCGAGCGAGCCGTCGCGCTTGACGTAGTCGATGAAGCTGTTGAGATCGGAGAGGGTCACCGTGCCCACCTTGCGCGCCGGGTTGGGCATTAACTTCTCCAGCATTTCCAGCTTGTAGCCGTCGGGGATTAGGGCCGCGGGGCGGTTTTCAATGGTGGTCAGGATGGGCTTGCGCACCTCATTGATGATAGCCTCGACATCATTTGGCACTAGGGGCAGGGTGGTGTCTTGGGCCATTACGCTTCCTTGGTGGTGAGATTAAGATCCGCCGCCGACGGCAGGTTGATGGCTTTCAGCGGCAACTTGCCTTGGCGCGGGTCCTCGGTAAGCAGATTGCCTTCCGGGGTGGGAAAAAACAGCGTTTCCAACGCAGGCTCCGGCGGCGCCTTGACGTTGAGCTTGCCGCTAGCCGCCATGGTTAGGCCGTTCAATTTGCGTAAGCTGATTTCGATGGTCAGTTTGCCGGGCTTGCCGGTGGAATCGACGGCGAGCACGAGCGACGCCAACGCGTCGCTCGCATCCGCCAACAGCGTGCCATTGTTCAGCGAGTGCAGGGTTTCTTGAATCGGGCGGGGCATGGTTCTCCTTTCAGGTGCGGGTTGGGTGGACTGCTTTATCGCTTCGTTTCGGCAGCGGCATGCTGGCGCGGTATGGCAGGTTTGCACCGGCGATCAAGGCTATTTGTGCTATCGCCTCAGCGAGTTGAATGTCACCATCGGTACAGCGCTTACAGATCAAGAGAATCCAGCGCAACGCGTCTTCGGGGTTAGCGCACTGAGCATCCTGGAATGCGGTCTCGCGATCCGGCTTGGCCTGCGCAATGGCTGGCTCTTGCCTGGGCGCCTTGATAGGCGCTTGCTGCGCTTCGATAGGCGGCGTGACGGTTGCCGTGGCTGCCTCCATGACCGCGGGCTCTGGCGGCGCCGCAATGGCCAAGCGCTCGGCCGCCAGCTTTGCTTCCTGCTCGGCGCGCAGTTTGGCGGCTTCTGCTTCGGCGATGAGTCTGACGCGTTCGGCTTCTTTTTCCAGTCTGACGCGTTCCGCTTCTCGCTCTCGTTCGAGCGCCGCTTCAACTTTCTCCGCTTCCGCTTTCTTGTGCTCGGTGATGCGGCTATTCACCAGCAGCTGAAAATCATCGACGGGCTTTTGCACGAGCAGTTGCAGATCGCTGAACAGAAAGCCATAGCCCTCGGCGTGTTCCTTGCACCAGGCCAGCTTGGCGCGGATATCCTTGGCGGTGGCATCGGCGGCGATCTTGGCGTTGGCCAGCACCGAATCAACCGCGTCGTGCAGGCTGGCGAGCGTGCGCTTGTTCTTCGCCGCGCCGACGAAATCCGGCGATGCGCAGAGCATCCTGATGGGCTTTATTTCCGCTTCCAGGCCGGCAAGATGATCGGCAAACGCCGTGCGCGCGTCCTTGAGTATTTTTTCCTTGATCTCAATTTTCTTGCTGCTCACCAGCTTATCGAGCATCAAGCGCTTGGCGCGCAGTTCGTCCTTGATGAAGTCAATGGTGCGCAGCAATTCATCAATGCTCGCGGTTTGCGCGAGCGCCGCCCGCTTGGTCAGCTCCAGGTCTTTTTCCGCCTTGTCGCAGAATTTGACGATCGCCTCGGCGTTGGCGAAGTCGTCGTCGGTTTGCAAATCGGTCTTGATGTTGGCGACGAAGGTTTTGGCGGCCGCTTGGAATTCCGGCAGGTTGCTCAGGATCACTTCGCCGCGAATCTGTACGCTTAACGCGGGCAGGGAAATGATCGCGTTCGCTTGCGGCTTCTCAACGATCTCGCGCGGCTGATAGCTCGCCAAGTCTTTTTCAAACTGCGCCCAGCCGGCGCGCAGTCGGTCGAACCAGACGGCGTCGGGCAACACGTCCATGGTCACCATATTGTTTGCTGTGCCATCCGACACCGTGAATAGGACTTTCTTCGCCCCGGTCACCATCAGCACTTGCTGACACTGCGGTTGGTACTCGTCCGGCAGTACCTTGGCCGCGACCGATGCGGCCAGTTGCTCATTCCATTGCTTGTGCTCGAACGCGATTTCTTCCGACAGGGTGAGGCCGTCGCACGAGGCGGAATAAGGACCATCGGAGCAGGTAACCGGGTACAGGTCTTCGCCTATCATTTCTTCAATGATCGGCCGCGCCAAGGCTTCGACCACATGCCCATGATCGAGAATGTTTTCCTGCACCCACGCGCTGTACTCCTTGGGGTTGCCGGTATGTTTCATGTGCAGCAATTCAGTCCGTTTCACCTTCGAGGAAATGCCCAGCATCGCGGCCGCCTCGCTGGCGCCGCAATGCGCCACGCGGAATTGCGCCCACTCATCACTGCCCTGAATCAAGTTATGGGTAATCATTGTTTTTCTCCTGTTAGCGCCCATGAGGCGATTTCGACTTTCTGTTCCTCGGAAAGCAGTTCCTTGGTCTGTATCGTTGCGATCAGATCGTTAACCGTTTTCTTTCCCGATTCGACGATGGCTTTCCAGCCGGCTTTTTTCTTCTCGAAACTTTCCGCCGAGCAGGTTTCCGGCTTCTTGGCGGCGTTGGCGCTTGCACTGTCGTTTTGTTTGGTTTGGTTTTCATTCTCATTCTCGACGACCGTCTTCCAGGTCGCTTCGCCGTCGCGGATGGCGCCGTAGATGCCGCGCATTTTGACCAGTTCGGTCGGCGAGCAGGAGTCGAGCGGATGGCCGAGGAAAGCCGTCAGCTCGCTCACCTTGACGCCGATCTCGGCGAAGGCGTCGGCAATGCGCTTGCGTTCGGCGGCGGGGTCCTTTTGGGCGGCATCCAGACGCACCGCCTTGATGATGGTTTCGGCTTCGTCCTGAATGTCGCCGGGAATAATGCGTAGTCCCAATGTCCGGATCGCCTTGGAAATCAGTGCGGCGCGCTTATTCAACAAATCGTCGTCATTCGCCGCGACGGTATAGACGGGCTTTTTGTAGCTATTGATGCGCACGGATATATAGCTGCCGTCGTCGAGCGGCTTCGAACGTTCCACCGTTTTGGACACTCGCACATCCAAGGGATAAGTGAGATTCGATTCCAAGTCAGTCACCGTGACGCGCTGAATTTCCTTATCGTCATCCTCGAAAATCATCGTCGTTTCGACCAGCACATTCTTCATGTGGCGCAGCGCCACTTCGACAAAGCGAATGCCTAGCCCTTCGACGCCATTGCCGATGGGCTTGATGTAGTAAGCGCTCTTGTTGTGGGCGAAGCTTGGTCGCTTGCACTCTTGCAGAATGTTCTGCCGCGCCTGGTCCCAATCGCGCGGGTAGCGCAGCGCCATGATGTAGCGCGACTCGACCATCGCCTTGGCTTGTGTGGCGACCGCGCTCGCTGCGGTTTCCAGCACGGCGAGCGATTGCACCGCGCCGAATTCCTGGCGGGTGTTGTTGGTGGTTAATTCGGCATTCATGGTTTTCCCCCTGGTTGACGATGCATTGGATACACATTGGCGGCGGGCGCCGGTTTAAGACGCTCCATTGGAATTTCAACGGCGAAGGCTTTGCCGTGACGGATGGCGGCGGCGCGCAATTTTTCGGCGCGTGCTTCGGGCGTCAGGATGATGTGGCCTTGTTGGTTAATCACAGTTGCCGCCTTGCGCGCGCCAGCGCTCGATGTCGCGTTGCCAGGCGGCGTTGACCGGGTCGAGCGGGATGATGGGCGGCTGCGGGGTTGGGGCTGGCGGGCTGGGTTCGAGTGCAGTATTACCGGCGGTGGGTGTAAGCGGCATGGACGGCCTCCTGTTAAGAGTTCTTAACATGAATTGTAAGCCTTCTTACATGCTGCTTGTCAACTATCTTGACAATAAATGTTTAGTATTCTTAACAAACGAGTGGCGGGGAGGGTTACGATTTCTTGCTTAAATAAAAGTTGAACTTGCCATCGGCAACATTGAACGACAGTAGATCATTGGCGGTGTCGTCAACCTCGGTAATCGGGATGCTCACCTTATTGCCTAGACGCTTCACCAGCACAAGTAACAGCTGGTCCTTGAGATCGTCCAGCATTGCCGCGTGTTCCGGCGCATGCGGCCTCGCCAAATCAATGCCTTTTCCCATTGCTCCTCCTCTATGGTTTACTTAACGATTACAGGTTAATTCGCCCGGACAGCCCGATGAGATGGCTGAGCAAGCTGTCGGCGCGTTCCGTAGCCTGAGCCAGGAACAGTCGGGTTTCGTTGACTACCCAGCGATGCCCGGTTTCGGCTTCGTCCCAGGTGGCGTAACGGCGCATCGAGCCGCCGTGTTCGCTATCGTCAAACACCATCGTCTCAAACAGAATGGGCGGACCCTGCAACTGGTAGTTGTGGTCCAGCCCAAGAAACACCGTGCTGATCTCGATGCCGTCGATGTCATCAAGCGCGACCCGGCGATTGCTGATATCGAATGCCGCTGCCCATTCGAGCACATCGCTGCAGGCAACCGGCGTCTTGCCATCGAGAAGGAAAAACTGAGGTCTGTTTATCATGGCGGCGTTTCCGCTGCTGCCGGGGTGATGGTCGCCAGCAGTTCGCGGCCGCGGAAGCGGTACAGGCGCAGGGTCTGCCCGCTGCGGCTGGCGATTTCCTCGGCCATGGCGCGCAGCGAGTCTATGCGAGCGGCGTCGGCCCCGACCAGCGGCCATGCGACGCCGTCGGCGACGAATGCCGGCA